CCCACCAAACAATCCGTAAAGCCAGAGCGGCAGGATACTGTACCTGTTCGAATAAACACGACTCCGCCGCGGTCCTCGTTCATAAACGAGACGCAGGCACAGCAGGTGCTTTCATACAAAATGCGATGAAGGTTACCATGCGCGGACACGACTGTGACTTCACGATGAACTCGGAGGTACAGATCGGACGTAACTGGGGCGCATATGGAAACGAGAATCCTGAAGGTATGCGCGACATGGCTGAATGGTTGAAGAATAATTGATATGCAAACGTTTTTTCCTTTCAGTGATGCTAAGACATCACTTGGTGTACTAGACACGAGGCGACTGGGTAAGCAACGTGTAGAAGGTTATCAGATTCTACGCACATTGCAAGGCTATTCTAATGGTTGGAAAGATCATCCAGCAGTTAAGATGTGGCGTGGATATGAACCTGAACTGCTGGATTACACACTTACAGCTTGTGAAATCTGGGCAGCAAAGAACTTTACCGATACAATCAGTGACAAGTTATTTGAAGAGTTCCCTGAACTCGTAGAGATTGGGCATACGAAACTAGTCTACCCTTCGTGGTGTTACAACCAAGACGTCCTCGACTCCCACAAGGCAATGCTCTATCATAAGGACCCAGCCCACTACGCACTGTTTGCTCCTTATTCGCACATCACTGCCTACGTCTGGCCAGTCTAACCCATGACACCAAGAATCCAGACTGTAATATTGTCAGCCCGTCAGGCTTTTACTTCGCAGTTCGGCCGTGAGCCTAATACTATCTTGGTGTCTTCAAACGGAGAGATGGCCCTTAACGAACTGCGAGTAAAGCCCGGCGGCACCTACATGAATATGATTGTCGTCTCTGCTGAGATTGTAGACGACGCTACTGTAGCCCTACTCCTCAAGCCCCAATGACGAACTATGAACTCTGGCGCATCTACACCTCACGGTTACACAGCCCAAAACAATTCCTCGATGCTGCCTTCTACTACATGGTCGGCGCAGCTATGGAGCGACGTGTCTGGCTTGGTTCTGGCCATGCTTCTGTTTTCCCTAACCAATACGTGCTCCTGTGTGCCAAGGCAGGCGTTGGCAAAGGGCTCGCCACAGGTGCAGCAAAGACAATCCTTAATGCCGTTAAGGACCCAAAGTACCCCGACAAACCATTTCTTTCTACCGGTCCAGACTCCGGCTCGTACGAGAAACTAGCACACAAGCTGGCGGACAACGTAAGGACAACCTATCAAGGAAGCACTTACATCACACCAGCTAAAGAACAACCATATGCCTATTCGTGTATCCGAATGGAACTCGATGAGTTTATCTCATTCTTCCATAAGGAAGCCACGAACGCCGTTAAGTTCTTCTGTTCCATGTGGACAGGAACAGATTACAACCGCGACACCTTCTCACACGGAGAAAAAGCCTTGGCCAACCCGCTTCTCTCCTTCATCGCAGGCTGTACTCCCGACGATGTAAGAACGCTTAGAAAATACGACGTTGTCGGCACTGGACTTGATCGACGACTGATCGTAGTCTACGCAGAGAAGAATGAGTTCGAACAATTCCTTATCCCAGAAGCTTCTAAGGAAGCAATAGAAGCAGCAATGCTTCTTGCACAACATGTAAAGAAGCTTACTGAAATCTGCGGTAAGGTATCATTTACGCCAGAAGCTAAAGCCTTAGGACAAGCTTACTGGATTGACAAGAACAAGACGAACGTAAACCATCATTCGATCTGTGAATCTTACAATGACAACAAACAACCACAGTGGCAGAAGTATGCCATTGCTATGCACTTTGCGGAAGGTGAACCAGCAGAGAAGTTGGTAACTCCTATTTCTGCAGAGACACTGGAAGCAGCTATTAGACAGCTACATTCCTACGAGATGCTAAGGCATTTCGCTTACGAGCAGTCTGCGCCGAACATGATTTCTGTGGCTGCTGGCGGTATCTTGAATTACATAAGGAAACGCGGAACAGTAGACCAGAAAGAACTTATCCCTCATTTCTTTGCAGACTGGGAAATGAAACAGATAGACGAAGCATTGGAATATCTAGAACTTTCAGGAAGAATCAAACAAGACGGTACTAAATTCAGTATTATATGAACGATGCACAAGTAAGAGAGAACGTGTTAGACGAAGCGAAGAAGTGTGTGTTGCATGATCGCAACTCGACGTATGGTAAGCCGGAGGATAACTTCCGGAGGATTGCTGAACTGTGGACAGCTTACCTAGGCATCCGGCCTAAGGATGTTGGTGCGCCTATCACACCCACGGACGTAGCGCAGATGATGCTGCTTATGAAAGTGGCACGACTGGCTCACAATCCTACGCACAAGGATTCTTGGGTTGATGGGATTGGTTATCTTGCGTGTGGTGCAGGGATTGAGTTGGGCGAGGAGCAAAAAGGTCACGGCTACAACGATAATATCAAGGAAGCCGTCGGACCCACAGGCGCTACTACCATTATGTATTCAGGACCAAGCCTTAGCGGTAAAGGACTGGTCACACAGATAGCACAAGAAGCTATCTTCCGAGCAGAGACACAAGAGAAACTCAGCCAATACCAAAAAGCATGTCCAACACAGTCCTCATCATCTGTTTTGCCATCCTAATCGCACCTACTTTCACCATCATCGGAACACTCATCGGTTACTACATCCATAAGAAAGGTATCAATAATGAAAACGACAGAATTGATTAGCAGAGTTAAGGAAGCCAATAACGTCACAATCTTGTCTGTCCGTGGTTTGCCTATCGGATGGGACAGCATGCGTGACTTGGGGCACACGCTGTACACGTTGATTGCCATGGTCAAGGAAGACTCTGGTATCTATCGACTGTTCGAGAAGGCCGATGGCGCACTGGTCCTCGCGCCTACTGATTGTGCAGACATCGTTGGCCCACACAAGATCAGCCATCCTCTCGAATTCGACAGCTTCGGAGAACTCCAGAACTGGTCTGCTGTTTCGGAAGAAGACGCTACTGCACTTCTAACAAAGGCTCCTGTTGAACCTGCACAGGAAGAGCCGGGTGTTGACCTGTTCAAGCAGGTGTTCAACGCGATTGGAAAAGCCTACGACGACTATTACCTCAGCGAAATTAACGAAGAGTTTGCGCAGTTCAGAAGCAATGACAATGTAGACTTCTACGTCGATATCATTTTTGATAAGGGATTTGTTCAGGTTGGTAAAGGTAGGACCTGCGAGCCTCCGCGCAAGTTGAAGATCACGCTCGCCTAATCCCACAAACAACAAGGCCCACTCGAAAGAGTGGGCCTTTTTCGTTACTTAGATTCGTTTACTTGAACATCTGCCGTTGCTTGTCAGAGTTCCTCTTATCCCTCAGATACCTAAGCCTCAGATCTTCTGCTTTCTCCGGACCTTGCGTGCGCCGCACAAAGTCCAACTGTTCGCGGAACGCTTTCGGATCATTGTCCTTAGATGGTAGATAGCTAGGACGGCTGGCGGCCGCTGCTCGCATCTTACGTTCGCGACTATCTTTATCAGGATCCTGTTTGATCTTAGCTTTCAATTCTCGCGCCAGTTGCAGACGCTTAACAGGATCACGTTCCCCTTCCATCCAACGCTCTTCTGCGTTGTCATAGTTGATAGGCAACTCAACCGCGGCACGGATAGGTTCATCACGCATACGCTTACCGACACGGAAGTCGCGACGATCGTTGGCTGCGTCCAATTCTGCCTTCGCAAAATCAGACACTCCAGTTCGTGCAGCCATACCTTCCAAGAACCGATAAGCCGACACATGCTCATTACCGATATCGCGGCTGACTTGTGCCATTACAGTCAATGGATCTTGCCCGTCCATCATAGCATTTCCGGCAGCGATCAGACGAGGAATAATGTCACTGGTTATTTGCAGTGCAGGCATTGTAGGAGCAGCGGGCCTGTCCTTGCTTGCGGCGTCAAGTGCCATAACGCCAAGCTCTCCAACGATACCAATAGTACCGCTCAACTGAGCAAGATTGCCTGCATACCTTACCATCTCCTTATACTTCGCAGAACCTTCAGGCGCTTCGGCAATTTCCTTCAACGTAGCGATCTTAGACTTCCGTCCACTCAAGGCTTCACGAATCTCCTTGATCCCTACGCCGCCAGCAAGCCCTGCCACAAGCATAGAAATCAAAGGCACAGGATCTCCATTGCGCGCAGGCTTAATAGCGAACTCACGGAAGTTATTCCACTGTTCGATATTCCAACGTGCGAGAGAGAAGAACGGTGCAGCAGGAGAGTCGCTCAACCACTGAGGAAGGTTCGTGGCATCGTAGCGTCCTTGGAACAGTTGACCAATACGAGTGCCGAGTTCTGCCTCGGACAGAGTGCGCCAGTTAGGAGCAACGCGGTCGAGGAAGTCCGCGGACCTCTTATTCCCAGACTGTGCCAGAACCTTATTGGTCCGTGCAATGTACTCACCAATATTCTGTGACAAGCCTCGGCCAAAGTTTTCCAACTTCTCCGAGCCTGTGTACTTAGACAGTCCTTTGCTGAACTTGTCTACGCCATTGCTGAATGCCTCGCCAGCGCCAAGCACTTCACCAATCACTGTATTGCCGTCTTCACGGATCCAGCCTGTGTCGTGCGCGCGCTCGTAAGACTTACCGATATTGCGCATATTGCTAATCAGTCCAGGAATCTGCGTAGGAGTAACCATTCCTAGACCTTTGAACAATGACGTTGCAATGTCTACGGAACGGGTGATAGGATTAGCCAGCCACGCAGCCGAAGCCGCACGGCCAATCGCACCTGTGATCTTGTCTTGCGAACCCCGGCGAATGCCGACAGCTTCGTTAAGCAAGTGCAAGATGTTATTGTCCTTTACGACAGGCGACGCAACACGATTCTTAACAGGAGTTTTCTTGCCGTTCACGAAGAACTCTTCCTGTCCAAGTCCAGCCATCACATCTTCGTTCGTCTGGACAATGTCATGGAACGTACGCGAACGAGACCAGTCACGCACATACTGTGACATAGCCTCGGCAGGATCACTATGTAACCAGTTGTCCGGAAGGCGAGAACCTTCGGGAAGCACTACTGCACCGAAGTCAAAAGCGCCTTCGACTGGTTGTTTGTTCAATGTACCAATGAAGCGATTGAAGAACTTATTAGCTTCTTCGACAGCTTTCGCAGACGATAAGCCTTTATTGTTTACCAAGTGCGCTTGGTTGAAATCCACAAACTCCTTCTTCAACTGCCGAAATCTTGGCGAGTCAATCTCGTCAACAATCGTCTTGCGCACCGAAGGATCAACCACGTTCGGGAAGTACGAATCATCAATGCCAGGCACAGCGCCGTCCGCATTACGTTGTCCTGCAGCGATCTGGTCGTCGCGCATCTGACGAAGCGTTTTGCGCACATCGTTGTACTCTTTCCGTAGGCGCGCCGGAACGGTACCTGGAGCAGTCTTACCTGCACGGTACTCGTCAATGAGGATCTTGTAGAGAAGGTCCTTGTCCTTGGTGTCAAGATTCTGGAATGACTCCACTAGCGCACGGTACTTACCACGCATTGCACGTTGCGCAGGGAACAGTTCAGTAAGCGCACGGCCAACTGTGCGCATTACAGGATTGGAAGAACGAGCAGCTTTCTGGGAAGCAGACTCGAACGGTGAGGCAGACAGGCGACCTTCTGCGTCTGGGAGACCTGAGGTAGGACGGTTAGGTCCGAATTGTTGGTAGCGTCGGCCAGCATAGCTAAACGGTTCGCCAGCCTCGCGTCGTGCTTGAGGCGCGGTGACATCGTAGACGTAACCGGTGGAGGTTGTCTTTGGTGTGCCGTCTGGGTTTTTGAAGATTAGGTCTTGGCGAGGCTTACCAACGTTAACCAACTCCGGATTAGGCTTAGCTTCCCATACATGACCACGAGTGCTACGCGCAGTCAAGTTTCTGGCGGCTTCACGTGCTTCAGCTTCTGATGCGAAATGACGTGTCTCCACTTCACTTTCAGCGACCCAAGGCATACGCTCAACAATGTCTCTTGGGCCCTTGTCAATCGCATTCTTATGCTCCCCAAGCTCAACCTTCATTCCATCGCCAGCGAGGTCGCGCATCTGCTGCTGGAGGACGTTGTCGTAGGCGAGGCGCATTCCGCGTTCTTGGGAGATAGTTTGCGTAATGTCGAAACCTTCTTCACGCCATTTTCTGATCGTCGGATTATCCTGCCCAAGCTTAATGCGTTCACCGCGCTTAAGCTTTTCAATGTCACGTGTGGACTCATTGCTCGCAATCATGCGATCAATATTATTCTTGGTAGGCTCAAGATATGAATCTGAATACCTATCATGCCCCTCCGTCAACATCGCAGTCTCAGCGTCATCAATCACCACACGCTTGATTCCACGCTTGCGCGCATGTTCGATAGCGGCCTTGAGTGCAAGGCGCTGATGCTGGGCGAGGAGAGGGTCACCTGGAGTTTGACCACTGTGTATTGGCTTTTGTGTCAGATATGTTGCGCGACGCTCTGCATAATCAGCCAAGACTTCACTTTCGATTTTCGGTACAGTTACGCCGGTATCATTCTGATCAACCAGTACATACGTGTCAGAGCCATAAGGATAATTCTTCAACCTCCAACCTTCTGGGAGCTTGTCAAGAGATTCAATCTTAGGCATCTCAGCCTCGTATCGCCTCCTCGCCTGCGCCCAATCACTCTGCACCTCAAACACACGCAACACGCGCTCACCGTCGGGCATCGTGTGCTCGTAGGCGCGAACGTGTGCGAGGAGGTTGTCGCCGGATTGACCATAATGTGTATTCTTCGCTGGATACTTTGGGATTGTGCCTTTATGCACATCCTTCAAGAACTTTGAGAACTCGGCCTCTTCCATCTTTTGCCCTGTTGCCTTGCCGTCAAGGATCACATCCTTAGTTGTAGGTGACCACTCATAGCGTTCCAGTTCACGCTCGTTGTACTTAGTCGGCATCCTCACCAACAAGTCCACCGCACCCGGCATGTCCTTGAGTTCGCGAGGGTTGACTTGGGTGTAGGCGCGTGTGGCTGAGTCGTTGTTTCGTAATCTATTATCGAACTCAAAACCGGACAACTCAAATTCAATGTCAGCCCGTTCATTAATCAGTAAATCAAAATCTGACGCAGCCTGTGCAGACATACCACGCTTTGCAATCTCTAGCGCGTCAAACTGACTATGCTCCCACCTAGCTTCGTTATAGGTAGAAAGCGGGATAGCATATTGTGTATCAAGTTTATGCCTAATATCCGCCATGCGTTCTTCAAGTTTAGCTTGCCTCGCATTCGTTTGCGCATCCCTAGTGGCATACAACTCCTTAACCTCCACCCTCGGAATATTCTCTTCCGCCCAAGCCATCAGCTCTTCCTTAGTAGGACGTGCAACCTTCGTCAAATACTGCTCAAGCCCAGCTTCCTTGAGCATCTCCTGCTCGGTAGGATTAAGCTTAGACACAGCAGCCTTAATGTCGTTACGGTTCAGTCGACCGTCCTTGGAAGCTTGAATCTTGAACGGAGCATCCTTGGAGAGTTCCTTCTCGAAGTCAGTAGAGAAGGTCTTGTCTTCTGGACTTTTCTCCTGATACCTCGGCCTCTCCTCACCGGCCAACTCAGCCTCAATCCTGCGAGCCTCAAGGTCAGCAGCAGATTCGCGTTGATTCTCAGACACAACGCGACCCCGACGAACATTGGCAGGAATTGATACACCAGAATAGGTACGCGAGACTGGACGGTCAACGTCAGTAAGTTCCGCCGGATCAATATTGCGAACCTCGCGCTTAAGTTTAGAAAACTCCTTAGCCGCGACACGCTCAGCACCACGACGTGCTGAACCAACAGGTCTATTAGGCTGAGGTTGATTGACAAGCTCAGCAGATCTAGGTTGCGCTAGATCAATGGGCTGTTCAGCTTCTTGCACGGGAGACTCCATCGCTGGAGGCTCCTCACGCATAACAGGCTCAACAGGCGCAGGCTCTGCCACAGGCACAGGCCTACGCACTGGCACCTCGACAGGTTCACCACGCACACCTTCAACCTTCTGTGCGTTCTGCCTATTCATCTCATCAACACGCATCCTATCGCGTGTCTCCTGCATGGACCTATTGAACTCCTCATTGACAGGAGTCGCTTCCTGTTCAACAGGCTGATAAGTCTTAGCCATCTCCTCAGCATTAACTTCTTGCTTGGGAGGCTCAGGCATAACAGGAGGCTTCTCCTCAACTTCCTGCGTAGGTTTCGCCACAATCTTCGACACACCCTTAGGTCCGCCGCCCCGAAGCATAGTGTTCGACATAATCCGGCGAGCATCCTCAGGAGATGCTTTGCCGAACTTGTACTTCATAAACGACACAAAGTCGCTGCGCCAAGAGTCGTCAGTCTTGTCCATGAACCTGCGCACGACATCTTCCCCAACACCTTGCACAAAGGCTTCTTCCTCTACTCCAGCAGCCTTGAGCAACCTGCGCATCTCAGCTTGCTCACCCTTCTTACCATGCTGGAGCACATCCAAAATCATTCCGTGCGTAAGTTCGTGCGGCGCAGTATCGGTATACGCGTTCTTGTCAATGGTAATGTCTCGTTTGCCATCAGGTCCGCGAGTGCCTTGCGTAACGCCTGCGACCGACTGTCCTTGGTCGCCAGTCGGACGACCAGCAGTCATGCGCGTACGGTAGTTCTCTTTGGCATTATTGGCCCACCAATCGAAGAAAGGCTTCGTCATGCGCGTACCAAGCTCCTGATCAAGTGCGCCCGGAGTTCCGGGTTCGAGGATAACAGGAGGCTTAGGCTGCGGCTTAGGAGCCTGAGGATCAAGCGTAATTTCCACATCAGGCTCAACAGCCTGTGAACGGAGGAAGCGAGCTTCGAACGAGTTAGGATCAGGAGGCAACACATAGTCCTGCGCAGGCAACGGCTGTTCAATGCCAATGCCTTGCTCAGCGTCGATCTGTGCCTTCTTCGCAGCAGCTTCCTGATTAGCTTTAAGCGCAGCAAGCTGTTGAGCCAGCTTAGCGTCCGCCTGCTGTTGCTTAACGTAAGCCTTCAACAGTTCAGGATTAACTTCACGAGGCTTCTCTACCGTTGGTTCGGTAGGCTTAGCGAGAAGGTCAGCAGGATTTACTGCATCGCGCAGACCGACGTCGGCAACGTGAGGCTTGAAAACCCCACGAGTCATGGTCTTCGTGATACCAGAAGGATTAGAGAACAGCGTACCAATGGCTGCATTCTTGAGGATCTCGCTAAGATCTCCTCCTTGCGCCATCGTAGAACCTGCTTCGATAAGACCGCCAGTAGCAACGTCCGTAAGCGCACCAGTCTGCGCCGGACGAAGCCTAGCGAAGCCCGGCATAGTAGCCAATGCGCGAACGCCACGACCTGCGTCACGCAGCTGACTGATGCTGGGCCGCATGAACACAGCCTGTGACGCTAGGTCACCAAGCTGTACTGCGCCGGGATTACGGACAGAACGAGCCTGCTGTGCGAGCAGTACTGCATCAGGATATAGCGCGTTTTGAATCTTCTCACCAATCGTGGATCCAAGCGCTGCACCGCCAAAGCCGCCAGCCAGACCAGCAGCGACAGCACCCGGTCCAGTAGGCAAGCCAAGCGCACCGGCACCGGCAGCACCAAGTGCAGCACCGCCGACACCTGCCGCAGTTCGTGGCAAGTTAAGGAGTGCTGTTTTGGCACCTGCCATCGCGGACGAATCTTTAGGCAAGTCAATGACATTGCCTTCGTCGTCCAGCCAGTACTTGTCTGGATCGGCACCAACCTCACGAAGGATTTCTAGTTTCTGTTGTGCAGTAATAGGCATGTTATTCAGTGGTAGGGATTGGGTTAACGAGACCACGCTTCATAAGTTCACGTGCTTTCTTTTCGGACGCAATACGCCGAAAGTAATTGAACAGACGGTCCTTCTCTTCACCAAGAGCGCTAAGGCCTGAAAGTCCTGGGACATAAGGCGCAGCTTTACCAACAGCTCCGCTAATAGCACCACCGACATCTGAGGCTACAGTTCCGATACCGCCAAGCACTGTGCCGGGCTGTTGAAGGTTTTCGATTTCATTCTGTGCAAGCTTAGCGGCATTAAGCTCCTTCGCGCGCTGTCTGGCCGCTGGATCAAGGCCACCTTGCGCAGGCATTACACCAGTAAATACTTTCATCTCACCTGTGATAGGATCAGGATATAATGTCTGACCTTCGATTCTACCCCATCCAGGTGGCATTACATCCTTAGTTTGGCCATAATGTAGTTGTGCAACGTCAGCGTTAATGTCCTGTCCGCGCATAGTCACGTCACGCTCAAGCGCACCCTGCCGCGCACGGAACGATTGATCTTGTGATTTGCCAATCAAATCGTTGACTGCACGCATTCCTTCAAGCCCGAGGTTATTCTGATCCTGCAAGCGCAGACGTTGCAGCGCAGTCTGGTCAGCATTAGCTTGCCTTGTATTATCAGCCTCAATCTGTGCCTTCAAACGTTCCATCTCGTACTGATGCTGCTTGTCCAACATGCCCATTCGTCCTTGCGTCTGTTGATCCATAAGCCACTTCTTGGCAAGCATTTGTCCGCGTTGACCTGCGGCCATCTCATTGCGCTCGTTAGCGTCATCACCAAGAAGCCTACGGAAGAATCCACCAACGCCAGTAGTAGCCTTGTAAGGATCTACCTGTGCGAGTGGATTCTGTGCGAGTTGGTTAATCGCGTCTTGGTTCGGTCTCGCAGACAGGAACGAGCCAAGGTCAATATTGCCGCGCGCACTATTGCCTATGCTCATACGATTGCGGCCGGGCACAACGCCTGACTGCATGTTGGGCATAGACGACTGACCAAGATTGCCTCCGTCAGGCAATGGTCCTTGATCGGCAGTAATAGGCGCACCAGCAGCGGCTCCGGCAGCAGAGCCTCCACCAATGCCAATACTAGCACGCTTAGGCGCACGAATAGCTCGCAGTCTATCTAGATAAATTTGCTGTGTCGTTGTCATAAATAAAATCCTCCGACGCACTTACTGCTGTATCTTTGTGTGATTGATATGAAACAAAAAGAAGTGCCTGAGGCGCGTACAACCAGTGTACAACACCCGCAGGCACTTCGTGAACCTTAAAGAGCGTCCAACTGCCAGACTGTGTTCCTCGACCTATCTCGGCTCCTGAACCAAACAGTAGCACAAACCAGCTAAAAAAGCCATGAGTATGCCGTGGGATGTATGTGTTCGCCGGAAGGTACCAGAACTCAACAGATCGCCTTCCGAAGCTTAGGTGTAAGCCTCGGCAGGTTCTCCATTGCGTGAGCCTAGCAGTTGGAAAAAGCCTAACCATGCAACTTTCAACGGCTCGAAGACCCAACCGTACTTGTTGATTCCGGCTAGCCAAGCCGCATGCTTGGTAAGAGGATCAACGAAGGCGAGATCAACGATAAGCCTGATTACTTTGCTCTTCTGCATAAGGGGTACCATATACTTAGAGAAAAGACGATAGCCTTCTCGGCGCGCTGGCGTATAATGTGCGTCACGAGAAGCACGCACGTACCAAGGCACACCGTGCGGAAACTTGTCAGTGAACTCACGGAAGGTCCAGCAGCAAGACACGCTAGGAATAGATCCCATGACTTGACTAACCTTATCGAACGTATCCTTCTTCGTCGCTTGGTTCTGCTGGTTATTACCTGCGAACGTACCAGTCTGTTGCATCAACTGTGAGCCAAGCTGCATAGTATTGTTGCCTACCTGTTGCACACCGCCGAACTGTCCGAGGCCAACGTTAGGCGTAGAAGGTCTACCAGTCGTAAGCTGTAGTGCGTCAACACCAGTACGGAACGCTGGCATTGCTCCGGCAGCAGCCTGAACTGCTTGTCCAATAGCAGCCTGCTTTTGTGACTTACGAGCTTGTCCTGCACTGCCCATCTGCATTGCAGCTTCCACGGTAGAATTCTGTGTAGCGTCAAGATTGCCACGAGAAGCATTGTCTCGCGCGAGCGTGCGTGTCACCTCCTCTCGCTCGGCACCGGAAAGCCCAGTCGTAGGATCGTCGAGTGAACCAAACAGACTAGTCAACGCATCGCCAGCTTGTCCGCGCGACTTGTAGAACTCAGGATCAAGGATCTGTTGAATGGCTAGCGTGTTCGCAGCAAGCTCTTTTCCGGGACCCGCCATCAAAGCATTGTCAGAAGCTGCTTGTCCCATTGCCTGCTGGCTTGCTTGGTCTACGCCCAGTTGTGTGAACTGTGGCAGGTATTTGCTTGCAAGATCATAGCTCAACTGTGCCTGTTGAGGCGCGAGTTGCTGTTGTGCCTTCAACTGAGCAAGCTCCATAGGCAGAATGTTCTCACCCGTTACGCGGGTAAGCTCAGGCATGTATTGTGTCCATGCCTTCATCATATCTGCTGTAGTTTCCTGACTGTTTTGATAGGTTGGTCCGCCGCCCATATTAGTTCAAGTGTAGAATGTTTGTGTTTTTACGTCGCACTGCACGTCCTTTACGGAAGTACATTAAATCGTAGTAAGGATATTGGTTTTGCCATTCATGTATCATGTACTTTAGGAAATCCTTGTCTCCTAAGATACCTACAAGAAAAACTACTTGGTGATCTGGTCGGATCGTCCAAGTAGCTAAACCGTTTATTTCGTTTGTTTCGTCGTCAATTCGAATAAGT